TCGGTGCGGGAATTTATCCCTCTGGCATGCTTGTATTCCTCGGACGCATACCCCTCATCTTTCATAAATGATTTTACTTTCATATACCGTTCGTCACCCCAGATGGTCGCAACTTTCGCCCACTTCATGCGCAGTTCGACTTTCCTCCATTCGGGGTAACCGGAGTGTTTTAACCAACGTTCCACTGACGTGTCAGCGTCAGGAGCTAAAGGAACGAGGTTCTTCGTGATCCAACGTTGGACATACTTCTCAAATTCGAGCAGAAGCTGTTCGTCGGGTTCGGGAGGTTTGGCTGCAAAACGCTTGATCGCGCCAGCAATCATAGTATCCCTATCCGCAGGGCACGGATGGGGAAGGGCCACCCCCTGCACGTGGGGGCCCAAGGATACAGCTACCGGTGGTCGCCTCGAGGTGTCGCACTCTCCTTCCTGGATTTGAGTGCGGTCCTTAACCTGGCCTAAAGCCGGGGTTGGTACCTCGCCATACCGGTAGCCGTAGGTCATTATCCTACTAGATTGCTGGCCCGGGGAAAAGGCGCGTGCCCTTCCTCGAGTCTATGCATTTGCGCTTTCCTAAGACCATACGCAAGGTAGACGGAATTTGTAACAATGTTCTGATCTCCAATATTGGCATATTTGTCGACATTGACACTCATGAGCTTCCCGCCTGCGTTGTCTATTTTAACTGCAGAAGTCTTGTCGTCCAGCGTCGGCGACAAGTTGGAATGGTGAGCAATTTGAGCGACCGCTTCTACAGACACGATCATCTCAGTGTTCTTGGGGAAGAACGGGATGTGACTTTCTCTACAGTTCACAACCGCATACATTGATTCACCATGCTTAAGGTCTGTTAATTTCACAGCCTCTGGACGAAGATCCACCTTGTCCATACCTTGGGAGTCCAGCCATCGAACGAAAGAGTACTTGTATTCTATCGGTTTTTCAGAGATCACCGTAGACCTACCACAGTACCAGTCGTAAGCTGTCGTCGCTGCAAGGATGGCAGCCGAATAGGCAGCGGACACAATCAATGTCTTGAACGTGTGTCGCAACATGCCCGACAGCAAAACGCGGACAGCATCCAACATCGTGTTAGTCACACGTTGAAGTTTGCTGCATGCAACAACATT